GTTGTTTCGATCTTAGTCTATGTCCGTTGAACAGAACGCACAAGCAACTACGGTTGAGGGTAACCCCTGTTCCCATGAAGGTAGCCCTGCTTCTAGCCACCAAGGTGGCAAGATCTTCAAAAATAAAAATTTAAAAAAAAACAATAAAAATAATAGGCTAGGGACCATGGTCCCCCCTTCTGCCGGTGCTGTTGACTGCGCCGGTGGTAAAAAATCGTCGTTGGAAGGTGGCGAGATCCAATTCGCCCTTAAAAAGTGTCGATATGAGCTTGGCAAAGGAGGCACCTGTTCTAACTTTTCCCCTGCACATCGGAAACAATTTTCCCATGGAACTGTTGTTCTTAAAGGCAATCGAGTTAGGAAAACTGTACAACTCGATAGCCGTGTGTCGCCTGAGTTTTTTACTCTGCTCAGCACTTTATTTGGCAGTGCTTTGTTGATATCTATGGATGAGACCACTGTCATAGAACGTCCACACCCTCATGCCCGCGCCGCTCGTTTATGCATGGCGGAATTTGCTTGCTCCCGTTTTGACCCAGCCAAGAAAGTCCTATTGCTACAGGCGTCCCCCCGGAGCGCCAGTGAGAAAGGAATGGCTTGTTGCAGAAAAAAGTTTACATCTGCTGACGAGGACCGTGCTTTCTGCCCTGCTGGCTGTGCGCATGATATTGACCTTAATAATGGCGTTTATCAAGCCATTGCGGTCTTGGATGTACCTTTGCCCCCAGACGACGTCGCCAGGCTGTTAATTAAGCCTGGTGTTACTATCGTATATTGTGCTACCCATTATTATCCAGGTGTTTCTGGAGAAATTTTGGAGCAGAAATATATTAAATTTGCTGATTCGTACGAACCCTTCAGCCCTGGTAGCTCCTGTCACGTTCGTGTGACTTGCCCTGGAGCACCCACTGTCGTTGAGCCAGATCTTTTTTGGCTCCACCATAGCGTCCCTGTTGCTACTGAATATGGTGTCGTTGTTTCTGAACGACTTTTCCATTTGCCTGAAATTGGCTATGCTCTTTATGCCGTTAAACTGAGGAACGTTGACCCAACTCCCACCACTTTGAATAGTCTCCATATTAATTTTGCCCCGAGTGGCCGTTTTGTTATACACGGTATTGATATTTGGATTGACACCCGCGACTTTGCCGTTGCTACGTTGCATGTCGGACCGACAGCCCCTCGTGGGTTTTTTAGTCCTGCTACCTTTGCAACTATAGCAGGCAAGCTGGCTGGTCGAGATCTCAGTGATTCTACTACCTCTGTTATCCAACGCCACTTAACTGCGCATAATGATGGATTCAATTTAAATGAAACGTTGGCCATTGCTACCAATGTTATCGTGCGTGATAACCTCGCCGTCGCTGCTAATGCTTACAAGCCTGGTGTTGATGTCCCGCGATTTTTTGGTTTGCCTATTCCGTTTGCCCATTATTTTATGCCCAATTTGCGTTCTATTGTGGCTGAGTGGGCTAGTGTCCGTTCTGGTCAACCCCCTCGGCGAATTTGGCCGGTTGCTTTATTGGTATGTCTGTTGTTCTTGGTTATGCCCTTTCCGGTTTTCATTGATTCTTTGCATTGTGTCTCGAATCCCCCTCCTGTTGGCTGGTATTTCAATGATCCATTGAATATTTCTACTGCCGCTTATTATGTTGATTATGCGGTCGGCCCACCAGAGTTTCGTCCTGGGTTTGTTGATCACATGCGAGGAGTCGGATTTGATGGGACACAACAGTACGCTCAAGCTGTCGCTGCCTTGTTTGATTGGGCTGCTAGCTTGTTTCGTTCATATGCTGCTGTTGATGCTGTGGTGGCTTGCACTAGTGTTGTTGTGACTAGTTTGAGTTTTGTGTGGGTGGGTTGGAGGTTGTCCTTTATTCTTTATCGTACGTTGTTTTTAATTTTAGCACTTTTGGCCTTCGCTAAGACTGCATATGCCGTTCCGCTAACCGTTTTACAATTTACTGTTAGTAAGGCTTATGCGGATGATCCTTTTAGTCCTGTCGATGCTGAAGGTCCCGGACGTTTATCTTTGCCGGGTTATATTACTGCTGTCGTTCCTAATAGCACAATAGCCGACGACTGTCAATGTGAAGTCGTTGAGCACAATTCTCAATACCCCAGTGATGTCGTTAAAGACTCTTTATTTAGTCTTGGCATCACTTTTGCAGATTTTATTCCTACTGTCGCTACCACTAGTTTTTCAAATGTTTATTGTGCCGTGGTCAATCGACAATTGGCTATTGTTCCTATGCCAATCGTTAGTGTGTTTAATTATTGGAGTGATAGGTTTGTCCCTAAGCTTTTTGAATTTTTACACCCTTTGGTAGGAAACGTAGATGCCCCCGATTTTACCAATTGGAATAATCGGTTTCCAAGGCATAAGCAAGTTCGTCATACATTAGCACTCCAACAGCTACGTAATGGTACCAGTCCTGAAGATCATTTAATTTTGGAGCGTGAGAGTTTTGGAAAAGTAGAAAAACAATTGAAAAGAGAGCATTACGTACCCCGCCTTATAACTGGCGCCTCTCAGTGGTGGGAGGTACTATTTGGCCCTTGGGTTTATGCACTCGACATTGGTATTAAACGATTCCTAGACTATCGCAATTCTTGGTTTTTGGCTACTGCTACCAGTTCATTTGAACTTGGCTGCTGGTTTGATAATGCGCATGTTCATGACGATTTTAGTCTTGCTGTGTGTGGTGATGACCAGGTGATTGTTCTGCCTTTATTGAATCGCACGTATTACATTCATTGTGATGGTTCCCGACATGATTCCCATATGAACCACTGTTTCCATGATCTGAAATGGTTGGTGTATAAGAGATTATTAGGTGACTATTGGGATGAAGAGTGTGAGTGGTTCAAGAAGGGGCAGGCCTATACCAATGCCCACGTTATGTCTAGTGGTATTCGGTATCGCCATAAAAATCGTGTTCGCTCTGGTGATCCTGATACTACGTTAGGCAATTCCATTTGCACGTTTTTTGTTGCGTATGTTATTGCAGTTCTTTCCAAGATGTACCTTTTGCTTGGAAAGACATTTGCGGAACTCACCACTTTGATCGTTGAAGCTGTTACTGAGTTGGGGTATACTGTGAAGTATAATATCGATGTTGAACCTTATAATGTTACTTTTTTATCTGGTTTATTTGTTCCCGTTAATGGCCAAACCTGGTGGTGTCCACTGCCTGGCCGGTTATTGGCTAAAATTGGGTGGACTACCAACCCAAACATCGGATTAATTGAGTTTGCTGGTACGATAGCGTCCTTCAAACACTACCTTTTTGTTCCTTTCCTTGGAGAGTATTTACGCTACTCGGAAGGTTTGCTACCTGTTAAAATGCGCAACATTACACCTAAGTTTGATTATGGCGTTATGGTAGCTGGTGGTGTTGTTCCTTTGCAGCCTGCTGAGGACACCTGGGAGTTTTTTCTCGGGCGTTACAGTTTGGATAGGTCGGCTGCTTTACAGTTTTCAGTAGATCTGCGGAGAGCAACCACTCTACCTTACTTGTTGAAATCCAAAATCTTTGAGGTATTATGCCTTGTTGATGTTGGATTAGACGAGGAGGTTTAGTGCTCTGCAGATTGAGGGTGGTTGGTGGGAAAACTGGGTGCGGAGGGGTAATTCCGCACCTGTTGCTAGTGGTGTGTTTCACTAGCATCTGGGGGGTTCAAGTTTATTATTAAACGAACCTTAAAATAAGTAATACCCTTTCGGTTAGTACAAAGGCTGATCTTTTGTTCAGTCTATTGGCTGCCCTTAAAAGTAAGACTAAAGATATCCAGCAAGCCCTGGATTTAATCGCCCTTAAAGTTAGACTTATCGAAGAACAATTGGCTCGAAATCCTTTCGCCCTTAGTTTTGATGTCTACCAAGAAAGCTCAGAAAAAGGAAAAGAAGACTGTCGACAAGATGTCAATGTCAGTCAACGAAATCAACGAGAAGTTGACTTCCCTGGAAAAGAAAGTCAAGGAACGCAAGGATGCCCAACGGGAGAAATACTCCGACCGTTTAGCAGTGATGCGCTCCAACCCTCATTACCAGGCGCTAGCTCGCGAATACAGCCAGCGAGGCGCACTCGGCGCTAAAAGTTCTAGTACCGCTGATCCGATCACTGACTCAAGTTATATTGCCGATGTTGTTTCATCTCATATTATGCATGGTACGCCCTTGGAAAATCTCAAGACCACTGCTTACGTTAAGGCCCTTGTTGATCCAGAACGCTCCGGCGAAAATGCTGGTGTTCCCGATTGCGTGCCCATGGACACTTATCGCTATCAGTCTATTGTTGAGTTGCCAATTGGTCCACAGTATTTTGATCTCAACGGCAATTCTGTAATTGTCACTGCTCCGGATGTCGTTGACCACGTCATGTTGCCTGCACCTTTAGATGCCAATGAAGTTTACCAGTTTGTTAATGCTCTTACTGGTGGCTTAGCTCGTGGCACTGACTTGTTTGACACTAATCTTATAGATCCTTTTGACTCTGTTCCCGTTGATACACCCGAATTTCGTTTGCATTTTCCTGGTGATTCTGACGTTAACGGCGATACAATTGATATTGCCCCACATATTTTGTATGGCTTTACACCCTTTGCTAACATGCCCTTCAATTTTCCGCCTGAGTGGTCCTTTTTGTACCCTGCCGACCAGGCTAATCTTGCCGTAGCTGTTAATTTGACTGTTCCTGCTATCTCTAAAACTTTGAATCCTGCCCGTAAACGTGTTTACGCTTCTGCAGAGGCTACTGATAACCTTAGAGATGAATCCGCTTGGTCGATTGACTCTGCTGCTACTATGGTGGATAAGATAATGTTGCCGTCACAGTTTACTGGATCTTACGACGGTGTTCCTCACATTGTTTTTCCTGGTTGGATCGAGTTTGGTGACACCAGTCCTGGACGCTGTGAAAATGGATTTTTGCCTTTGGCTCGAGTCGCTGGTACCCTTACGATTCGTTCATTGCCTGTTACTCCCACTATAGTCCCTGCATTCATTAGTACTGTTCTTGTAATTGTCTTGCATGGCTATCGTCTTGGCAGATCGGGTGGTGACCTCTTGGCTGATGGCCATGAAATTGAGATCCATTATTATGTTCCTCTTAAAAATGTCTCTAACAACGTTCAAGCTCCCCCCGTTTCGACTTGGGGTGAGGGCGAGTATTATGTTGGTCCTATACATTTTGATATGAACATTTCACCCGAACTGTTTGCTTCTGGAGTTGCTTACCCATTTTTGGATGGGCAAGGAGTTACCGGTGCTAAAGGTACTGTTCGCATGCATGACCTCACCAATAATACTTGGTCGGATGCGTATACTGGTGGTATCGCATTTGACTCTGTTTCTGTTGGTGCCGGTGCTTACTTAGTTACCTTTAACGCTGCTGAAAACCCTTCCTCTCTTGTCTTTTATCCCACGGTCTGTCAGCTTCAGTTGAATGCTATGCAAGTAGGTTTTAAAGTTGTCACGATCCCTTCCACGTTTGGTTCTGTAAACGTACGTGGCACACCTGCTGGTTCTCTGCAATGGTGTCCTTTTCAGGTTGGGTGTGTGTTGGGTGCTTTTTCTGTTGATCAATTATCGGCTTTTTCGTCTGGATTGTGGACAAAATACCGTCCTGTTTCTATGTCCACGTGGTTGACTTATGTTGGTGGCACCCTAAATGATATAGGTGAGGTTTATGGCACCTTTGTTTCCGATCACCGTTATGTGGCCGATCGAGACCACAATTACCTTTCGCCTGCCGGTATTTCCAGTGTGGCGAATGCTTATCGAGGTAAAGCACCTTTAGGGGCTTACGGTATTTGGAAACCTTTGTCGGAGCGTGATCTTATGATGCGCACATTATCCTCACGGTGGAACTTTAACCGTGGGTTTACTGTTATAGCCATTTCTTCTGGAACCGACACTGTTGCTCAAAATTTTGTTCTCCGTGTTGTTGCCAACTTCGAAGTTCTTACTCTCGCGGCTTTATATCGCGAAAGTCTTCATCAGTCGCTCATAGACCATACTCAATTGTGGGGAGCATTTCAACTCCTACAGAATTTTCCAATGGTCATGGCTAATGATGAACACCAGAGCGCTATTTCCAATTTCTTTTCATCTCTTTGGAATGGCGTTAAGAAAGCTGCTGGTTTTGTTGCTAAGAACATTGGGCCAATAGGAAAAATAGCTAGTACCGTAGGGGAATTAGCATTATAACCCAGAATAAAGAAAGAATATGCGTTGGGCTGGTAACCCATTTTAACTACTAGGTATGAAGCC